CATCCTATAAATAATCATGAGTTAAAATATGTAATACTAAAATTATTTATTAATCAACTTATAAACAAAACACCTAACAAATTAGTATCTCATAAAATTATAAAGTCTACACCTAGAGATAATAGAGAAAAAATAGCCAAAGCAGCTAATAATCGAAGAAAAAGAGGGAAAATTAATAATAAAAAAAGAAATACAATAAATACTATACAAAAAACATTAATTACTAAAAGAAACTTATTAAAAACTGCAGCGATTAAAAGAATTAAATCAAAAAAATTAAAAAAAATAGCTGGAGGATCAAGTAATTCGGGAGAAGCAAATAATAGTGAAAATAATAGTGAAATAGAATTAGAATCTGAGGTTTTTAATGAGGAATTAAATGTAAATAAAGATGCTATTAAAAAATTGAATCTAGAAAAACTAAATCAAATTGTTGAAAATTTTTGCGGTTTAAAACATAATCCATTAAGGTATACAGATATTGCTCCTATAGATTTGTATAACATGAATGTAGATGATAAGGAAACTTATTTAACAAGAGGTTGTGTAACATATAATGATTATTTAGATAGTTTAAATTATGTAGGATTACTTTATGATCTAAATGAAAATAATATTAATATTTTATTTTTCAATGAATTTAATTTTATTAATACAATAAATGAATTTTTAAATTTAAAAATTAATAGAGAAATAACAATAAATGAAATAAATTATCCAATAAATTTAGAAACATATAATACAATATGTAACGATAAACAAATTAATATTTTTATTAAGATAATTGAAAAAAATAATAACTGCTATAAAAATCTAATATTATATAGATTAATAATGTTATTATTAATTAAATTTAATATTGATATTGTTATAAAAATACCAGACTTTATTTATAAAACTGGTATTATAAATAATGAAAATAATATTTTTAATTTAGATGGTAAATCTGGTTCAAATGATACATTAACTGATTGGCATAAAAATACAATTAATTATAAACCATTTGATAATCATATGAAAGTACCAAATTCATATCCAGATAATTTATTATTGTTATCAGGGTATAATTATGGTATTATGATTTCTGAATTAATAATAATAGTATCAACATTAAAAATTATTGAGAAAAATGATGCTTATTATTTATTAGAATCAATAAGAATAAAATATAATGATATTATTAAAAATTTTGAAGAATATGTTGGATTTAATAAAGATTTTTTTTTAAATAATCATTGTGAAATATTACTATTATTTAAATTAATATATAAGTTAGTATTTGATCCATTAAAATCTAATTTTATTCATTGTATATTAAATAAAAAATTTAAATATCAATTAATTGGTGATGATATTAAAATATTTCCATGGGATAAAAAAGAATCTATTATATTAAATACTATAATAATAAAAAATAATATTTATGCTATAACAATAGATTATAAAGATAATATTATAATATCAGAATCAGAGGCTGGACCTGCTAATTCTGATACATGTAATGACATAAAATTATGGGGTAATATGTATAATATAAATATAAATAGTTTTGATAAAGGTGATCCAGAATTGTCAGGATACATGTTTAATATAAATACGGTATTTGATGATATCGATTTATTATTATCTACATTATCAACTAAAGCAACAACTAACACAACAGCTAACGCAACAGCTAACGCAACAGCCAACGCAACAGCTAAATCACCAGCTAACGCAACAGCTAACGCAACAGCTAAAGCATCAAAGAAAAAAGCAACAAAAAAAAAAAAAAAAAACAATACTAAAAAAGGTGGTTCATTAGTAAAAGTAAGTGATAGTTGTTCTATTAATTATAAAAAGGATAATTTAGATGATAATGATGAAATATTTAATTCCCATTTATTATATGATGGAACGCATGATTTTAACCATAAATTATTAAAATTTAATGATAAAAATAATTATTTACCTGGATACTATAATAAAGCACTTGAAATAAATAACAATATGAATAAATGCAATGAAGCCCAATATCTATATAATTGTTTATATGGATTAAATGGATTTACAATAAATAATATCCCCCCAATTGAAAATGGATTAGAAATTTATATAGATGATATGGCTGGAATAAGTGATATTTCAACAGAATATATTGGGACATACGATATGGGAAATAGTCATACAAAAACAAACTCTTTTACTAATTTATATTCAAATGCAGTAAATTTTCCAAGTTATAAAAATGGGACTGAAAAAAAAGATAGTGCATTAAATTGTACAACAAAAGTATGGGATTCATCAAGTGGATTAAAATTATCTAAATTTGATTCAGAATTTGATAGTTATAAGAGTAATCAATGTAAATTACATAATTTATTATCATGTTATATTTTTTGGAGATATTGGATTGATAATTACAATATAAAAAAATATTTAAATATTAATATTAATAGAATACCTCTACTAATTACTAATATTAAGGATAGTGAATTTAATGTAACATTTGGTTATATAGTATTAGATAATTCTAATGAAACACCAAACATAATTTCTAAAGAAAATTTTGATTTTTTTAAATTGGATGGTTCAAATAATTTTCTACAAGATAAATACTTAAATGTAGACTTAATAAAAAAAGAAATATTTAATAATACCGATTCAACCAATAAAGATTATTTAAAATTTATTGAATTTAAAAAATGGTATAATACTAAAGTAAAATCTATTTATAATACTGGTATTGATGTTGTTAAAATGACTGTAAATGCATTAGTTGAGGTTATTGTATATTACATAAATATAATTAATAATACTTGTAATACTACACTTAAATTTTATGGTGAAAAACGTAATAAAGGAAATAATTTTATAGATAATAGTATTATTAATTATTTAGAAGCTTTTTTAAATGATTATTATGGTCATAAAAAAAATATATTAATAATCATGCTATGTTTTTTGATAAAACATAGTGGCGATACGTCACAAACGTATTTAAGTGAAATATGTAATACATTTACTTATTCTGAAGATCAAATGTTAATATGTTCTGCGTTATTAAGTAATAATAATTTAATTAGTTGTAATTCAGTTAAAAAATTTTCAAACGAAAAATCGTATCCATACGTAAAAACATCAAGAACAGTTCTTGCAACATTGAAAGGTCTTAAAGATGAAACATGTAAATTTACATTCACATTTAATATTAACGAAGAACCATTTATAGATTATTTAAAAAATAAATTAGATTCTGATTCTGATTCTGAATATATAAATTCACGTTTATTTGTAAATAAATCAAAACCAATGGGTCATATTAAAATGATTCGAACAGTTTTAGATTATTTTAATAAATCTAAAAAAATAATACATAAATATTTAACACATACAGAAAATATAGATATTGACACCATATCAGATAGTGAAATAACTAATATTAAATATTTTATTATGATTAATACACAATATAATATAAGTAAAAATATTATGATTGATATGAGTTTTTTAGTTGATAAATTAATATCATATAATAAAAATAATGATACCATTTGTGTAACCAATTTATATAAATATACATTAGAAGATAATAATAATATAAAAATAATATCAGATGATATTAAGTATTTTAGTGATATAAATATTAATGATTATGTGTGTTTTATAATTAATAGAATTATATCATCATCATCAATTACATTAAATGTTATATTAACTCAAAACTTACATAGTTATAGATTTTATACATTACAAAAATTAATTACTATTTTTAATACAAATATTAAAATATTAGGATATCCTATTAAATCAGTTAATGATATAAATACTAATTTAATATCAGGATTATATGTATTAGATATTTTAAAAAAAGAAACACTAAATGGAGGTAATGACAATTTTTATACAAAAATAAAGGCTATAATTGATAATATTAATAATATTGATGAAAGTGATAATTTTAGAATTTATCCTATAAAAATATTATTTGAAAATATATATTTATTTGATGAAAAAAATGTTAATATAGAATATTATAGAGAAAAATATGCTGAATGGAGATCAGAACCAAGTGGGAATATTTTATGTCCACAGTATTGGAGTATTGAAGAAGTATTAAATGAAATCATCAATATAAAAAATATTATAATTGAATTTGTAAATATTTTAAATATAATAAATTATACTAATATTAAAAATCCAATTATTTTTGATTGTATGGATAAATATATTTTAAAAAAAGATAGAGTTATATATTATAATATTTATGATATAGTATATCCAGAAGAAAAAACAACTAAAGCAACCACTGGAGCAGCAGCATCAAAAGCAACCAAAAAAAAGGAATCAACAATAAAAATAGTTAAAAAAAATAATTTAAAATTATTACAAAATAATGTTTCATCCAAAGATATAAAAACGAAACAAAACGATGATACAATACTAAATTATAAAAAAATAATAAAACAATTAAATGATACTAATTCAAAATTAACTGGCGAAACAGATAAAAAAAAACGAACACTTAATGAGAAAACAATAAGGTATTATAAATTATTATTAAAAAGATATACAAATTCTATATATGATTCAGATTCTGAATCTGAATCTGAATCTGAATCTGAATCTGAATCTGAATCAAAATCAAAATCAAAATCAAAATCAAAATTAAAATCAAAATCAAAATCAAAATCAAAATTAAAATCAAAATTAAAATCAAATCCAAATTCAAAATTAAAATCATCAAATAGATTATTAAGATCTAATACTAAAAAAATATATAAACATATTGAAACAAAAATAGCAACCGCTAAATCTGTACGTGAATTACGTTATTTATATAGATTAAAGCGTATTTCTAAATTAAATACAATGGTTAATATTCATACATTATAATAGAACTATTCTTCATGTAATACCGCAATAATAGATATCTGATTATCACCATATTCAAATCGTTTACCAATTATTTTTATTTGTATTAAATCGCCATCTTTTAAATTTAAATAAGATTCATTATTAATATGATGTTGTCTTGCTAATAATATATTTAATGGACTATTTTCTTCCTCAGTTACTTCACATAAAATACCCATTTTATTAATATTTTTAACTAGTACATCTATAATTGTTCCTTCTAATGGATTACATACATCAACCGAGAATTCAATATTATATAATATATTTCCATTAAAATGACTTGATAAAACTGAACCAATACTACGTTTAATTATTTTAATAGTATTTGGTTTTATATATCCAAACTTTAAACATTTACCTTCAAATTTGTCTTTTAATCTTTTTAAAATATACTCGGTAAGATTATTATTAATAAATTTGGGTTCAATTGCTAAAGACTTTTTAATAATATCTTTAATATATATATTATCCATTATATAATAATATATTTATTTTTTAAATTAAAATAATCAATTTTATTTATAAAACACTAATATTATTTTTCATTTAATTTATATTCTATAGTTTCTTCGGGACCAAAAAAGTATCTATAATCATCTTTAGTTATATTATAATATCTCAATAAAAATTCTAAATATTTACACAATAATTTTTTATTTGGTATTTTTTCTTTACCAATATAAATTTTTGTCTCTAATATATTTTCAATAAAAGTAATAACTTTTGTTTTTTTCATACCATCATTATCACATATACTTCCAGTTTTAATTTGTGACCCCTTTTTACCTTCTAATGTTTTATCTCTAATTTTAAATACAATAGTATTTTGTGGTAATTTTACTTCATAATAACCTATAATATTTGCCGAAGTTGGAATATTTATATTTTTTTTTTTAAATGATTTTTGTATTTGTTTTACTTCTAAATCACTTGCTTTACTAAATGTGTTGTTTTCATTATCAAATTTATAATATTCTAATTTTTTTTTATTTATTATTTTATATCCCCATATATTTTCATCACCTTTATATGTAATATCATTAAAATAAACGTCTCGTTTATAAAATAATATATTATACATACTATTATAAATAGTGTTTTCTAATTTAGTCAAAGTATTACTATTATTTTTAATAATTAAATAATGTAATAAGTTTTTTTTATCATCGATTAACATATTATCTAAATAATAATTATTAATTTTAGATACCATATCTAATATTAATTTACTATCTAATTTTAATTTTACTAAATAATCAAGTATATTATTATTAGTTTCATAATTGGAAATAATAATTGCACCTTTTTCCATAATACTATTACTACTATTAGATTCTAATTTATTATATTTACTAATTGAATTTAATATATTTTTTCGTGAAATATTAAAGGTATTAATTCTTTTTTTTGATGATTTACGTATATTATTTAATGAAATAAATTTACTACTATTTTTTTTTACAAAAATATAATAATTGTTTTTATATATTAAATAACCATAATTTTTATATTTATCTATTAATTTAGTATTATTCGAAATAAGTTCATTTAATGCGAAATATAGTAATAATTTATCTACATTTAATATACTTGAAAAATCATTAATGCTATAATAGTAATTAACTTTATACAATTGAACTATCTTTTGTTTAATATCATTTATATTATCTTTAATTATAGATTCATCTAAAGCTATTGTATTATAATTTAAATTAGTATCATCTACATTATAATTACACTTATAATCACATTTTTTATAATTACATTTTTTAGAATAATCATCATCATTTTCAAATTTATTTCCATTTAAATTTAAATAGCAATCTACAGAATTAGTTTTTAATATATATTCAATTTCAGACATTTGTTTCGATTTTAATTCTGCTTTTCTATAAATTTCTAAATCTACTGTTTCATTTAATACGTGTTCTGTTAATGGTTTAATAGCAGCATATAAATAAATAGTTACATTTCTATCTTTTGAATCTAAATCAATATGTGAACAATTCCGTATACCTCTTCCAATAACTTGTTCTATTTTATTTAAATGAAACCATGGATCTAATATATGTACTTCTCTAATATATGAAAAATCAAGTCCTTCTGCGGCGGTTTCACTACCTAAAATTATTTTAATTTTATCTCCATTTTTATTTTCATTTTGTATTTTTAAATAATCTGAATAAGCATTATTTGATAAATCAGAATCGCCAGATATTATAATATATTTACCTTTATTTGGTATTTTATCAGTTATTAAAGAATTATCGTATTTACTAAATCCCATATATTCAAGTGCTAATGCTAATGGAATTAATCCAGAATTTAAAAATTGCGAATATATAAATATTATACCATCGCGTTTATCTATATTTTCTATAATTGAACTTATTTTTGTAGAATAATTTTTAAGATTTTTTAATTTGTAAAAATCTTTAAATTCTTCGTGTTTAATAGAATATTTTATACTACCATTTATTTTTTTCTTATTCATTATATTATTAAAACCATTATTACTTATAAAATTATCTAAAGTATATGTTGGATTCATAACATTATTTACATCTTTTTTTGGAAATACTATATTAGAACACATAATAGCGGGTTGTTCAAATGCACCATATTTTTCTTTAGTTGACTCCATTTTTTCATATACTGAAAGTTGATACCCATTCATAGTACATCCAACAATTTTTAAATCTTTAATTCTTAAAGCATCATTTATAGGTTTACCATCACTATCTATAGTTGGCATATTTTTAATTGGTATAATATTTCTAGGTGATGGATATAATCTTAAAGGAAATCTATATGGATCTTCACCTCTCATATAAGATATATATCCTCTAATATTACGAATAAATTTAGATTTCATTTTTTGTATTAGGTTACCATTTTTATCCATATATTCTTTAGCATACATGATAGGACGGTCATCATTTTTAAGCATCAAATTTAATAAAAAAAATATTTCATTTGATGTATCAAACATGGGTGTAGCAGATAATAATAATAATTTCATATTTTCAGCATAAGATACAACTTTATTTAATAATGGAGGTAATACTTTTAATGAATTTGATTCTTTAATATTATGAACTTCGTCTATAATAAATACAGTATTGGAAAAAGTGTCTTTAATTTTTTTTTTTATTAATCTTAAATGGTCTTTCTGTGGATATTTATCGCGTATTTTTTGTTGTAGATTTTCTATAATATTACCAAATTTTTGATAACCGTAAAATTCATATCTACCTTTAATAATTTTATTCATCTTAGATTCTAATAAACCATAATTTATAGTATCCATATTTTCTATATCTAATTCATTAAAATATTTATCACCAGTACATTGATAATATGGTATTCCTTGTTTTATTTTTTGAATATTAAAAATATTTTTAATAAAATTAGTTTTAATGCTTGGATTCAATAAAATAATAATTTTTTTATTTAATTTCTTTAATTCATCACTATATTGTTCTGCTATAGATATACTTGTACATGTTTTTCCTACACCGGTTCCATGATATAATAACATACTATTATATGGGGTATTTGGTCCCATAAAACTTTTAAGGAATTTTTGATTTTCGGTTAATTTAAATATAATTTCTTCTTTTTTAGGATTACCATATAATGGGTCGCAAAGTTTTTTACTCATATTTTCATTCTCAGAATTCGTTAATATTTCTCTTTTAGGAATTTTATTTATATAAAATTCTTTTTTATTTGATATTTTACTATTAAAATCATCATCTTCATAATCGGGATAACCTGAAAATTTACTATTATAAGAATATTTACCAATTAATTTAGACTGCATAATATCAATTAAAGAATTATATCGTAATTCATTATTTTCAATATCTAATGATATAAGTAATCTATTAGATAATTCTATTAATTCATCATCATTAAGATTACTATATTCTAATAAAAATGAATTATATAAATCTTTGTTATTTTTTCTACTACGATTATTATTTAAACGAGATGTTTGTTTTTTTGTAGGATTTTTTCTAAAAATACGTTTTTTAGAATTCATTACTATTATTAAATATTTTATTTAATTAAAATATTATGTAATTTTTCCAATACATTTCGTTTTTCCATATTATATTTTCGTATTATATTTATACTTTCTACAAATGTATGCCATTTTATTGACCTAATTTCGGATACTTGATTAAAATTATTTTTATCTATAGTAAAATCAACCTTAATATTATCTTTTGCCATAGCAACATAATAAATATGTTTATATCTTATATTATTGGACCCTGAAAATAATTCTTCTAATGGATCAATTTGATATATAATATTATATTCATTATTATTAATTCCAGTTTCTTCTTCAAATTCTCGTTTAGCACATTTTAAATTATTTTCTTTTAAATTTCGTCTACCTTTAGGAAACCCCCATTCTGGTTCCAACCAATATATTTCTGTATTTTTATGTATAGAAAATAACGATATATAATTATTTTTATTATTTATTCCATTTTTTAATAAATTAAATTTTTTTTTCGATGTTTCATATTCATTATGATATTGCTTGTTATCTTGATTCATCCATAGTTTATTCCATATTGTATCAAAATCATTTGAAATAATTTCAATCCGTTCATCTAATGTCATAATTTTAAATAATTTAATAATATAATTAATATTTTCTAAATTATATTTACCTCTCATAAATTCAACAAAACCAAGTGTATCTTTACGTTGTACCAATAAATATTTTAATTTATTATCTATTTTTTTAAATATTATTATTCCATAACTTATTATAGGGGCTAAACATTTACGATAAACATGTCCATATTTACCACAATTACCACAATATAGTGTATTTTTTACCATTCTAATATATTTTATTAAATATGTTTTAAGTATTTTCTAAATTAATGGTTAATTAATAAAATAATTATAATATATATATTATATGGAACCAACAGTATGGGGACCCAAATTATGGTTTTTTATTCATACAATAGCATTAAATTTTCCTGACAATCCAAGTTTTGAAGAAATACGGAATTATGAAAGTTTTTTCGAAAATTTGAAATATATAATACCATGTGATAAATGTAAATTACATTACACGCAAAGATTAAATGAAAATCCAGTATCTAAATATTTAACAGATGCTAATACATTATTTATTTATACTATTGATTTACATAATGAAGTTAATAAATCTTTAGGAAAACGTATTTATAGTTATGAGGAAGTATCTAAAATATATAAAAATAAATATAATAATCCATATAGTATGAGTAAATTAATAAATAAATTATTTACTATTAAAACTTTAATAATACTATTAATAATTGGGGGAATAGTCGGATTAATTATATATTACAAGACAAAATATACATTTAGAATAATAAAAAGTCATTAATATTTTTATAATAGTATTTTAATGATAGATGTATATATAATTTTATTTTGTGTTATTGGATTTATATTATATAAATGTAACATTATTACATTTAATTTAGGATGGATGAATATTATTAAAAATTTATGGTTTATATTACCAATTATTACAATGTATTTAGAAAAAGATAGTATAGGGAAAATATTACATAAAACAAAAAATGTAAATAGAAGTAAGAGAAAATTAAATGAATCTACTAAAAAAATAATAGCTTCTAATCAAAAATGGCATTGTAATTTATGCAATAATATGTTAGATGCTAGTTATGAAATAGATCATATTATTCCATTATATAAAGGTGGTAATAATGAAGTATATAATTTACAAGCATTATGTAGAAATTGTCATGGAATGAAAACAATAAATGATAAATTAAATATTTAATATATTTAATGAGTAATAAATCTAATTCTAAATCTAATAATAATTCCAAAACTAATACTAATAGTAATTCAAACTCTAATACTAATAGTAATTCCAAAACTAATACTAATAGTAATTCCAAAACTAATACTAATAGTAATTCAAACTCTAATACTAATAGTAATTCAAACTCTAATAATAATAGTAATTCAAACTCTAATACTAATAATTCCAAATCTAATACTAATAATTCCAAATCTAATACTAATAATTCCAAATCTAATACTAATAATTCCAAATCTAATACTAATAATTCCAAATCTAATATAGAATCATTTTATAAAAAACATAAAATAATTATAATTTCATGTATAATATTATTAATATTAATAATAGTGAGTGTTATATTATACTATTATTATAAAAATGTATATAATGTTCATTTATATATAGAAGAGCAAGATTCTAATAAACCATTTAAAATAAGTGATGAAGATATTAAATCACCAAAAGATGGATATAATTATAGTATGATGTTTTTTATATATTTAGATGATTATACTGAGAATTTTAAATATTGGAAACATGTTATGCATAAAGGTAATGAGTTAAGAGATTTAGACTTATTAAAATATAATGAATGGAATGATTTAACAACTGATATATATGAACAGAGTCCTGGATTATGGATAAATCCTACAAATACAAATTTAAGAATAAGCTTTAATACCGAAATTTATAAAGATTTTTGTCATTTACATAATACATCAAGTGGATGTAATAATAACACATATTGTAAATGGACTGGATATAAATGTATTAATAATGATGAACATGCAACAAATATGGAATATTCTCAAAGTTTAAAAGATAAACATACTAATAGGATAGAATATTTGGATATAGAAATACCCTATAAAAAAATGACACATATAGGATTTGTATTAGAAAATAAAGTATTAAATGTTTATTTAAATGGAAAATTACGCAAAATTCATAAATTTATGGGGGAACCAATATATAATGATAACATGATGTTTTTTAATTATCCTACTAGTTATAATGGTAGTTTATTTAATTATTACTATATACCTTATCAAATAAATAGTGAAGAAGTTTTAAAATATTCAAATGATATACCTAATAATAAATTAATACCTAAATCAAAAAGATTTAATAATTTTATAAGTAGATTTAAAATAATAGATGCTATACAAAGTTTTTTTATATAATTATTATAAATGGAAACTAAAAAAATTATAATAATTTGCGTTATTATTTTAGTTTTAATTATAATTTCATATTTTTATTTTACAGATTTTGGACATAAAAATATATTTAATGAACAAAAATTAATGTTTGGAGATAAAGTAATATATGTTGGATCTGAAAATATGCCATATTCAGAGGAAGGAATTCAATATACATTATCATCATGGATTAGAGTGAATAATTTGTATCTTAATACTAAATGGGATAATGGAACAAATAATTATAAAACAATTATAAATAATAATGGAAGTCCAAATATATTATATTTGATTAATGAAAATACTATAAGAATTGAAATAATTTATTATGATAATAATAGATTAACATATTATAATTTTGATTTAGAAAATATTGAATTACAAAAATGGATTAATATATCAGTGACAGTTGATAATAAATTAGTAAATATTTATAAAAATGGTATTTTATATAAATCTACTGAATTGTTAAATCCAAATTTAAGAAATTATAAATTAATGAGTATTGGGGAAAAATATAATAATTTTAATGGATATATTGGATATATTGATTATTATAATTATGTATTAAGTCCTGAAAAAATTAATAGTATATATAATAAAAATTATAGTAATCATCCAAATATATTACCATCATATGAATCGGTGATTGCTAGTGAAAAAAATGATGAAATTAAAACAGATTTATCACAATTTAAAAATTTTTTAGGATAAATTATTTTCTGTATTAATTACAAATGACTAATAGAAATAATTTAGTATCAAGATTAAATAAAGTTAATAAACAATTAAATAAATTAAAGGGTAATAATAATGGTTTAAGTTTTTCTAAAATATCTAATAAAATGTTTAATAGTAAATTATCATACCCATCTAATTCATCAAATAAAGTATTTATAGCGATAGGGGTAATATTATTATTAATTGTTATAGCAATATGTGGTTATTTTCTGTATCAATATTTTAATAATAAAAAGGAAACCCAAAAATCTAAATTATTAATACCATATATTCATGATGCACAATTAGATAAAATGTTTACATCTGGTTCAATACCCGCTACAGTATCTGGAAATGAATATAATATTAATATGTGGTTATATATAAATGATTATCAATATAGAAATGAAGAAGATAAATGTATTATATTTAAGGGTCCAATATCATCAATACAATCTGTAAATGATATAGAAAATGTTATTAACAACGAATCTAATCCGAGTGTTTGGTTTAAAAAACATGTAAATACATTAGTTGTTTTAACTGGGTTAGATACAAACTTTTCAACTGAGTGTGATAAAATACAAGAATGTGGAAAAGGTGGTATAGCAAATGATAAATGTGAGATTGAAGATTTCCCAATACAACGATGGGTAAATTTAAATATATCATTAAGAAACAATGTATTGGATATATTTATGGATGGGTCATTAGTTAAAAGTTGTATATTATCTGGTTCCCCAACAACAAATAATGGAGATTTATTTGTCGGGAAAAAAGGTAATGATAGTATGACTGGTTTTAATGGTTATATATCAAAATTAGAATACACAAATAAAGCGTTAAGTGTAGATGATATTAATAAACGATATAAAAATGGACCAACAGTTAATATAGGTAGTGGATTATTTTAAAATTATAAAAATATTATATTTATAATTATTATATGAATAATAGAAATAATAGAAATAATAAAAATATTAAAACAGATAGTTCATTAATGTTTCAAATATTAAAAATTGTTATAATTGTAGTTATAGTTTTTCTTATTATGTTTGGTATATATAAGTTAGTATTTTATATATTATATAGTAAAAACAATAGTCCTTGGATTATTGAAGGAACTATTAATGGTAAAAATAGTCAAGTTATAACACAAGATCCAAAAGATGAGAATTCTATTACATTATATCGTTCAGATAATCAAGAAGGTGGAGCAGTATTTTCTTATAGTTTTTGGTTTGTTGTAGAAAATATGGAATATAAATTTGGGGAATGGAAACATATGTTTCATAAAGGTAATAAAAATGCTAATCCTAACCGTGCCCCAGGTGTATGGTTACATGATAAAAGTAATGCCTTAAGAATATATATGAATACATTTGATAAACTAATGGAACATGTTGATATTGATAATATTCCAGTAAAAAGATGGGTGCATTGTGTTATAGTATTAAATGGTAAATTTCTTGATATTTATATAAATGGTAAATTGCGAAAAAGAACCGAATTAGATGGTGTACCAAAACAAAATTTTGGTGATTTATGGTTAAATTTATATGGTGGTTTTGATGGATATTTATCTAATTTAAGATATTATAGAAAAGCATTAACATATTATGAAATCGAAAAAATAACAAAAGATGGTCCTTCAAATCAGGCATGTACCGATACAGGACAATTACCCCCATATTTAGATGACAACTGGTGGTTCGATTTTTAATTTATTATTAATATGATGTATATCTTGAGATAATAATTGAATATTTTCTTGTGTATTTTGTTCTAACATTGTTATATTATTTTCACATAATTCAATTCTATTTATTAATTTATCTATTTTATCATTGATTTCAATAAAATCAATATTATTATATAAATTTACACTTGAATATGGGTCATCTATTGTTGTAGTTAATCTTTCAAATAAAGAACCATTATAAATTTTAGTATTTTTTTTTTTACAAGTATCAAAAATATTTCCCATTATTTAAATAGTATATATTATTATTAAAAATTTTACTTACTAATTTTTCATAATAAATTATTAATGTAAATTATTTAATTTTGTTGATTATAATATAAATATTTAAAAGAAAATATATAATATTATTAATTATGACTGTTGGGGCATTATATCAAATAAAAAATTTAAATACAAATTCTGCTAATAATTTTTTAGAATTAAATCCTCAGATTTCATTTTATAAAATGGTATATAGAAAATACTCTAAATTTGCTATGGAAAATATTCAATTTAATAATTTATCCCGAAACACATTAGATAATGATAATAATGTAATTATAAAATGTGATGTGCCAAGAAATGCTGATTTATTGAAATCATTATATTTTACCTTTGAATTACCAGATATATATTCAGGTAAAAAAACGATTAATAATCAATCTACAAATTACGAATTTAAATGGATAAAAAATATTGGAATAAATATATTTAAATCAATATCATTAAAAATAAATGGCCAAGAAATAGATAAATTATATGCAGATTATATAAATATTTGGAAAGAACTTAATATGTCAAATGAAGAAAAAGAAATTTTTAATACAAATATAGGAAATGTGTCCGAACTATATGATCCTAAAAATTCACCTGGTCAAAATGGAACATATCCTCATTCAATGACTGGAAACACTGCTAATATACAATCATCTAAATATAAAGAAAAAAATGTAGAGTTAAGAGGTTCACAATGGATTTATAACCAATCTTTAATAATAGAAAGTACAACAGAAAATTATAATACTAATATATTTCCATCAATACAAGGTTGTAAAATAAAAGTTCCATTATTATTTTATTTTTGTAACAATAGCGGATTAGCTTTACCATTAATAGCATTACAATACAGTATATTAAATTTAGAATTTGAAATGAAAAAATTTAGAGATTTGTATACTATTATAGATACTAATTATACAGAAAGTTCACAATCATATAATAAACGTATTAAACCAAGTAACAATTCAATACATACTATTGATAATTTTACTAATAATAATTATACGTATAATATTAAACCGAATGTAGAAGGGGAATATATATTTTTAGGAGAAGAAGAGCGAAAACGTTTTGCGGTTCATGATCATGAATATTTGATAGAAACATCTAAAATATCAAATAAAGATGGATTAGAAATTAAAACAAATAATGAAGAAACAAATGTGAAAATATATTCAGCATTTAATCCAGTTAAATATTTAGTATGGGTTATAAAACGTGATGATTTTAAATATATTAATGAATGGGATAATTATACAAATTGGATAAATCCAGATATACCACCATATTCAGTTAATTATTTAGCAGAAGATAGTTATTATAATTTGACATCAAGCAAAGATGTATTTTATAATCCGAATAATACTACTCATAATACATTTTATAATACTCTTGAATTAAAAAAAAATATTTTAACAAATGTAAAAATAGAATTTGATGGTAATTTGAGAATAGATAAAGATGCTAATTATTTTAGCAATCAACAATTATATCAACATTTTAAAAAAAAAACAGTTGATGGAATATATGTTTATTCCTTTTCATTAAATCCATTAGATTTTCAACCATCAGGTTCATGTAATTTTTCAGATATTTATAATCCTAAAATTTATTTTAAAAAAGTGCCTAATAATTTTAGTGATTTCAACTATAGAGCATATATTTATATAGTTAGTTATAATATATTAGTTATTAAAAATGGTACATGCAATTTAAAATTTGTTAGTTAATGATTATATTACATAAAAAATAGTTATATAAAATATTTTTTAATAAAGCAACTGGAGCATTGCTTTTTTTAAAAATAAGTTTTAGGGTATATAGTATTTGAATAGTTTGATATTTATTTAATTTTTTAATATATTTATGAATATGTTTATAATTTTCATATTCAGAATAATGATTCATTACATTAATAAATTTATCTATTTCCTTTTTAGAAAAAATATTTATAGATTGTTTTTTTTTAGAATCAAAATATTTTAAAATACTACTATTTTTATAAAATATTTTTTTGGATTTATATTTTGAATTAATATTCTTTTTTAATGATTTTTTTGGTGGATTAACATTTTTATATTTAATAAATTGTTTTTTATTACATTTTGTTTTTTTTTCTATATATTCTATTTTAGGTTCAACCCTATTTATTTTAGGTTCAACCCTATTTATTTTAGGTTCAACCCTATTTATTTTAGGTTCAACCCTATTTATTTTAGGTTCAACCCTATTTATTTTAGGTTCAACCCTATTTATTTTAGGTTCAACCCTATTTATTTTAGGTTCAACCCTATTTATTTTAGGTTCAACCCTATTTATTTTAGGTTCAAATGGTTTTTTATTTTTTTTAAAATTAAATTTATTTCTTTTAGTTTTTTTAATTAATTCATTAACTTTAGAAGATGATGCTAAAATATCTTTGTATAGTTGTTTTTTATTCGTTGGTTTATTATCTAATTTAATAATTTTTATTTTTTGTTCCATTTAATATTTTATTTATTTTATTTTATTTATTATAACTTATTTTATATGTTAATAATATATGTCAGGAACAACAGAAGTAAATAATAGTAATAATAGTAATAATAGTAATAATAGTAATAATGGTAATAATGGTAATAATGGTAATAATGTAGTAATGTCCGAATTGCCAGATTATGAATC